TGATACCACACACATAAATGCCCCTGAATTTCCCCTGAGATTACCCTGATCGTGGGGGATCGAGGTATTCCCTCGAAAAGTTACCGTGATGCGGTGTGACGGGGTGTGACGGGGGTGTGACGGGGGGTGTCACAGCAATTCTGCCATACAGTTCAATAGGTTAGATACTGCTGTGACAGGTGTGACAGGGTAAAGGTATTAAAAGTATATGATAATAGAGAGTCATAGGTATAGGGGCATATAGGGGGCCAACCCACCCGGAAAGTGACAAAAAACTCGGATTTTTTCTCGGCGCTGGAAAAGTCTTTAGGGGGGTGTCACAGCGTCACACCCGTCACAGAGCCATATAAATAAGGGGTTTCAAGGTGTGACGGGGGGTAAGGGGGGTGTCACACCTACGAGACGTAAAAAAGGCCCCACCGAAGCGAGGCCCTGTTACCCTGAGATTACCCTGAGATTACCCTGAGATTACCCTCAGAGCAGGCTATCCCCGTCATCATCGTCATCGGGAACCTGTGGGGCTGCGATTCCGGGGGCCTGCGCCGAATTGAGGACACGGAACCCGTCGAGGCGTTCTTCCTTGGTCGCGTCGGGGCGGATCATCCAGCGGGCAACCTGCCCACCGATGCGGACTCTCTCCTGAAGCCAGCCCCGCTTCTTCAGTTCCTCGATCACCTTGTTCCAGAGTTGGTCTGGCTGGGTGCCGTTCGGTAGGTTGCCGTGGAAGCCGAAGGCATCGGAGTAGACCATCTTCTGCGTGAAGGCGATCCTGACCGCCAGCGCCTCGGTATCGTGGCCCCGGAAGGTCTCGTCCAGTTCATCCAGCCCGACGAGTCCATCCTGCGAAACGATGGACATGACCGTGTGCTCTTCATCCATCCAATCCATGACCGTCTCAAGCCAGTTCTCCCACGGCTCAGTCTTGCGGGCGCGCTCTTGCAGTTCCTTGGCGACCTCGGCGGCCTCACCTGTCAGGAAGAGCGGCAGATCACGATCTGCGGGCGTCTTGCGGCGCATCTCGATGTAGCCCTCGTAGGCATCGCACCAGAGCGCGTCACGGGCTTCCATGAGGCCGATCACGTCGATGCTCTCTACATCGTGCAGCAGGATCGGCAGGAAGCGTCTGCCGCCCGTTGTGTCCCGCAGGTACTTGGTATCGTTCGTCGTGCCGTAGATGACGCTCTGCCGGGGCAGTTCGCTCACGTTGCGGTCGTAGGACAGGCGCACGTCATCCTTGGTCCGGGTCATGAAGGCTTTCGTGTCGTTCGCCTCGCCCCGGTGCATGGCCGACAGTTCAGGAAGTTCCTGCGCCCACGATCCTGTCATCTGCTCGGCCACGTACTTGCGGTCGTTCAGGTTGCCGTCGATCTCGGAGAAATACTGCTTGCCGTAGAGGCGCATGATCGCGGTCGATTTACCGATGCCCTGCGGCCCCTCGAAGATCACGGCGTAGTCGTACTTGCAGCCCGGCTCCATCACACGGGCGACCGAGGCAATCATCATCAGGCGGCTGACCGCTCTGGTGTAGACGGAATCCTCGGCCCCGAAGTAGTCAGACAGCATCGTGTCGATGCAGCCCGGCCTCTTGTCGTTCAGGCCCCGGACGTGCTCAAGGTATTCCCGGATCGGGTGGAAGCTGTTGGCCCGTGCGGCCAGCTTCACGGCGTCATGCACCATCTCTTTGCCGACCTTGATCCCGTAGCCCGCGCCACCCTGAGTGGGGGCCTCGATCAACGCCCGGATGATGATGTCATTGATCTCCTGCCAGCGGTCGCCGTTTTCCTTGTCCTTGATCTCTAGGGTGGGGATCAGCTTTTGCTTGGACTTGATGTCGTCTGTCACCACGATCTGATAGTTGAACTCGTTGTAGGCGATCTTGCGCCAGAAGCGCGGGTCGTACATGATGATCTTGGCGATGTTGTGCATCGTGGTTTTGATGACGCCATCGTCCGTCAGTTCCAGTTCTGTGGCGATCCACTTCTTCGGCGGCTTGTCGGCCCGCCTGCGGGAGACCGAGGGCCTGAAGGTCCCGCCTGTCGCCTCGCTGAGCGGCATCCCCAGAAGGTCCTCGGCGTCGAGTTCGTCGTCTTCGTCGTCCTCGATCTCGTCTGGCTCGTACTCGACATCATCGTCCGTTAACATGGAGTCCAGATCGTAGCGGCTCTCGGCCTGAGCGATCCGGTAGTTCGAGTCCGACCGTAGCCACTCGGCCATCTTCTTGCTGGATGGCAGCTTGCTGATCGGCGTGTCTTTCTCGGCGCTCTTGTCGTCATTCCCGAACTTGTGGATGCGGACCAGATCATAGGCGTTGACCAGCATGTCGCAGCATGGGTCAGACCCGTGGTGGCTGTAGACGAACTTGTCATCGTAGACGACCGCGCCGTTGCTGGTCGTCCCGTGGCTGTAGGTCATCCGCTGGATCGCGCCCTGAGCCTCTTCCACGACCTCGTAGTAGTCGGCCAGTATGCCCTTCTCGCCGTTCTTGCCGTGGATCAGTTCGGTGATGGTGTAGGAGCGGCAGAAGTCGCCCACAGGGCCTTTCTTATCAAGCGGGTCTTCGGCCTTGTCAGCAGCTTCCCGCAGTTCGTCCTCGTCCGGGGTCTTCGGCAGATTGCCAATGTCGCTGGCCGGGCCGTTCATCATCTCCCATGATTCGATGACTTCCTCGTGATCGAGCAGATCGCCCTCTTGGCTGTAGAAGACGTAGTGCTTCTCCATGTCCTTCGAGACGGTCGGCAGGTACATCATCTGGGCGGTGCGGAACGAAACCTTGTCCACGTATTCCATGTTCGGATCGGCAAGCTGTGCCACGATCCGGGCAACTGCCGGGTACATCTCCCGGTCGAGTTTGCCAGCGAGGTAGACGATCATCCGAAGCCGGGGCTTCTCAGGAGTGCTGCTGCGGGTGCTGTGGACATCCAGCTTGACGCCGGGCAGGACGTTCCCCGCCAGTATCTCGGCAAGGAACTCCGGGGTGGCGTAGTCAAAGTCGAATGTGAGTATCTGGCAGTCGAGGATCGAGTTGCGGTTCCGGTTCTCGCCCTTGGCGACCGCAGCCCGCATGAACCAACCGTTGATCCCCTTGAGATGCCGCTGCTGGGCATCCGTCATCTTCTTGTATTCGTGGAACTTTTCGTTGGTGACGAGGGGTTTTCTGAACCGCTCTTGGAACTTGGCAATGGTCTCGATGGTGGTCTTGGTCTTGCCGAGGTTGTTCCCTGATCCTAGGCCAAATCGTATCTTCTTTGAGTCGTGTACTGATCGCGCCATAGCCCGTCCCATATCCTTTAATGCGGCGCTTTGTCAGGAGCGCACCAAGCCACCTTATGTCAGGCAGTTACTCTTTGTAAACGTAGTCGTGAAAATCCTCGATCTTGACACGGCCCTCGGAGATCGCGACCACTTGCATGGCCCTTTCCGGGCTGATCTTGGACTTGCGAATCCACTTCCGAATACCCTGTCGAGAGACGCGGATGATTCGGGAAAGTTCGGTCAAGGTCTTATTGCCGTAAGCGTTCTCAGGCACAGCCTTGAGTAGAAGGCGATGAAGACCTTCCGGGGCATCTTTGTAGTTGGAGTATAAGGGCATTTGTTTCTCCGTTTCAGTTGAGGCATCAATAAACTGTAAACCAGTGGTTGACAACCCTCCCCAGCATATCGTAGGTCTGGCATCGTTGAACTGCAATATCCATACGGAAAGGACTACAATGTCTCTGGAACAAGCAATCAAAGACCTCACCGCAGCAGTGGAAGCCAATACGGCGGCGCTGGCTGGCGGTGCATCGAAGCCTGCGTCCAAGCCCGCAGGCAAAGCGGCTGAAAAGCCTGCTGGAAAGGCCGCGTCCAAGCCCGCTGCCAAGAAAGGCCCCGGCCCGGACGTTCTCGCTGAGACCTTCGGCCTGTACCTGAAAACGGGTTCCGCCGCAGAGCGGAAAGAAGCCAAAGTTAACGTCAAAGCGATCATCGACCACTTTGAAGTTGACCGAATCACCAACCTCGATCCTGAGCACTACGAGGAAGCCCTCGCTCTGCTCGAACAGTTCAAGGACGGTGAAAACCCGCTGGGAGACGGGGACGAGGAAGAAGAGGACGACGACGACAGCCTCATGTAATCCTCATGGCCCCGGCGTTCCGACCCAGCCGGGGCCTCTTCCACCTTCTGACGAAAGACCAAGATGTATCACCCCATCGCCATACCTGTCCCAGATGTCGATCAGCACTTCCATAGTGAGATGTCGCCGTCTACTGCGCACCGCTGGCGGCCATGCCCCGGCTCGGTAGAAGAGTCGCGCGGGCTACCGGATGACGTGGGTGAAGAGGCCCATCAGGGCACCGTATTTCACGAGAACGCAGCGGACTGCCTTGAACTCGGCCTTGACCCCTTCCCGATGGTCGGCAGCCGCATGGTCTGCCAAGATGGCGTAGAGCGTGAGTTCACCAGAGAGATGGCATCCAAGATGCTGCCGGGCCTCGACATGCTCTGGGCGCTGGCTGACACGCCGGGCGCGACCATGCACGTCGAGAAGCGGGTGAACCTTGAGAACTGGATCGGCCCCGGCGAGAGCGGCACGGCTGACTGCTTTGTCATCAACCCCACGCTCATGCAGCTTGTCTGCTTCGATTGGAAGTGGGGCGCTGGCGTCCCTGTGTCCCCGGATCACAACGATCAGGCGATGCTCTACGTCCTCGGCGTCTGGGATACCTACGCGGGCGAAGAGTTCTTCAACCACGTCTGGGCCGAATACGAGAAGGCCCAGCAGGATATGCCAGACAACTGGCCCGACGAGATCGAGGTCACGATCATCATCGAGCAGCCCCGTGCCCCCGGTGGTGGCGGCGTCTGGAAGACCACGATGGGAGACATCCTGCGGGAAGGTCGCAAGATCAAGCTGGACGCCAAGAAGGCCAAGCGGCCCGGTGCCCCTCGTGTCCCCGGCGAGAAGCAGTGCAAGTTCTGCAAGGCTGCCCGTCACAATACCTGCAAGGTTCGCGCTGACTACATCACCGATCTGGTCGGCATGGAACTGGACGAGATGGAACTCGATCTGGCTGTGGGCGCGGAGCCTGATCTGGCGGATCGTAGAGCCTTGACACCAGAGCAGCGTTCACAGATTGTTCTCCACAGCAAGCTGGTCACAGATTGGCTTTCTCAGCTTCATGACGAAGTGATGGATGAACTCAAGAAGGGCAGCTATGTGCCCGGTCTGAAGCGGGTGCCCGGTCGATCCGGTGCCCGCAAATGGAAGGACGAAGACAAGGCAGAAATACTCGTGGTACACGACTTCAAAGAGAAGGCGTACACGAAGAAACTTCTATCCCCGACAGCCGTCGAGGATGAAGTCGGGAAGAAGGTCTATAAGGAAAGGTTCGAGGCGTTCGTAACGCAGGCTGATCCGAAACCGATTCTTGTTCCCGAAAATGACCCACGCCCCGCGCTGGTAACTGACGAAGAGTTGCTGGACGAGATGTGGGATGAACCCGAAGACACTGAAAACCTGCTATAAATCTGAAAGAGAGAAAATGGCTAAACCTGAGAAAAAAGAAGTCGATCTTCGCCGTGTCAAAATCAACAATGCGCGGCTTTCCTTCCCACACCTGTTTGAACCGCAGGAGCAAGAGAACGATGACGGGACAACCCGGAAGACGTTCAACTGCGTCCTGATGATTCCGAAAGAGGACAACCCTCATCTGGACACGGTTCTCAAGCGGATGAAGGTCGGGGCCAAACATGCCAAGATCAAGGCATGGGGCGAAGACGAGAAGAACTGGCCCAAGATTCCAGCGTCGATGACTTGCTTCAAAGACGGTGACAACGAGGACCATTTCACCACGCCGCGCGACGAGTATGCAGATCATTACATCATCTCAACCTCGTCTCCGGTAACTCGTCCCCCACGGGTCGTCACCAACCGCAAGGGCGCTGACAACAAGTGGGTCGAGGCCGAGGAAGGCCGCAAGGGCGCACCCTACGCTGGGTGCTACGTCAACGCGGTCATCGACCTCTACGGTCAGAAGAAAGACCCGAAGCGCAAGATGCCGAACCGCATCAACGCTTCTATCGCGATTGTCCAGTTCCTCAAGGACGGTACGCCGTTCTCGGCGGCTCAGGCTGATCCTGATGACATCCTCGATGATGATGATGTCGGGTACGAGGGCGACTTCGAGAACGACATCGACAACGATGACGATGGGGATCAAGAGGACGACGATCTCCTGTAAGAAAGAAGAGGGTGGCAGAATTTGTCACCCTCTTTCACTCTCCTGACCAAGAGGCATAGACCATGTTCAAGCACGTATCCGAATTGAAGGTCATCCGGGACGCTCTCTCTCTTGAGATCGAGCGCATGGAACAAGAAACCGTAAAGCCTACCGCAAAGCAGCGAGTCATTTCCCGATCTGCGCAGTCTGTAGAACCCGGCATGTTGGTCGATTTCCCTTGGGGTTGGCAGTATTGCAATGGGATCAGCAGGACGGTCCCGAATTGCGTCCTGAGCAGCACTAGCGGGCAACTATGGTCCTGCCATGTCAAAGACCGGGTTCGCACAAAGAGTGGCCTGAAATGAGCGTAGCACTTTACATCATCGGAATGTTCCCGGTCTTCATCTGTGTCACGCAGGCTCCCGGCGCTGACAGGCTAAGCTGGCCTGCCCGGATGACGATTGTCGTGCTCTGGCCCGTGGCCTTCATTTTCGTCATTGCCACCTTTCTCCTGATCCTCTGGAAAGAGGGTCACAATGGATGAACTCAACATTGACTATGAGACCTTCAGCCAACTCGATCTGACCAAGGTCGGGTCCGACCAGTACAGCCGCGACCGCAGCACCGAAGTGCTGATGGGGGCGTACTCCCTCAATGGTGGCAAGGTGGATCAGTGGATACCTGCCGAGGGGCAGGACATGCCCAAGATACTGGCCGAGGCTCTGGTCGATCCTGAAGTCCAGAAGTGGGCGTGGAACGCTCCCTTCGAGATGAACATGACCGAGAACTGTCTCGGCGTCCCGGTTGATGTGGCGCAGTGGCGATGCACGATGGCGTTCGCCCAGCTTTGTTCCTACCCCGGCTCGCTGGAAAAGGCTGGCCCGGCTGTGGGCATACCTCTGGACAAGGTGAAGCTGGACACCGGGCGCAAGCTGATGCGCAAGTTCTCGATGGAGAAGAAGTCCCGCCGCAAGGACACTATGGGCCAATGGGTCCGAACCTACTGGTACGAGGACCTAGACGATTGGGAAGGGTACCTAGAGTACAACAGGGGCGACGTGGTGGCAGAGCGGGCGATCCTCGACAAGCTGCGCCCCTATGCGCCGCCAGAGAGCGAGTGGGAACTCTGGGAACTCGACCAGATCATCAATCGCCGGGGCATCCCGATCAACCTTGAGATGGTCGGGAACGCGGTCAAGCTGTACGACGAATCCTACGAGATCGGCTTCAAGCAGATGCAGCGGATCACGGGCCTCGATAACCCGATGTCGCCCAAGCAACTCCTGCCGTGGCTGAAGTCACAGGGCTACCCATTTGACGATCTAAAGAAGGGCCACGTCCGACAGGCTAGGGGGTATTTTGATACCCCACCTAGCCATTGGGATGAGGGCCAATTCTTAGAATGGCAAATGAACTACGACATGCTCGATGCCCTCGAAATGCGGCTGGAACTGTCTCGTACCTCGATCACCAAATTCCACGCCTTGCAGCGGGCTACGGTCCCGGAAGGCAACGGCCAGTATGGGCATCTACGGTACACCTTGCAGTTCGCCGGGGCGCAACGGACGGCTCGGTGGGCGGGGCGCATCTTCCAGCCCCAGAACCTACCCCGGCCTGAGAAGCAGTTCGAGAAAGAGATCGAGATTCACGCGGCCAACGTGCAGCGGCTCGACCGGGAATCAATCGAACTGATCTACCCCAACACCTTTGATCTTCTGGCGAGCACGATCCGCCCGGCAGCGCAGGCCCCAGAAGGCCAGATGTTCATCGACGCAGACCTCAACGCCATCGAGAACAGGGTGCTGGGCTGGCTGGCCCGGTGTGAGAAAATCCTGCGGGTCTTCAAGATGAACCGCGACCCCTACGTGGACTTCGCGACCTACCTGTTTCACCAGAAATACGAAGTTCTGATGGCCGCCTACAAAGCTGGCGACAGCAGCAAGAGGACCATCGCGAAGCCGGGCGTTCTGGGGTGCGGCTACATGCTCGGCCCCGGCCAGACCTACGAGGACGCCCAGACAGGCGAGATCGAGGCGACGGGCCTCTTGGGTTATGCTTGGGGCATGGGCGTCAGGCATTTCACGCTGGAAGATTCCACTCTGAGCGTCGAGACTTTCCGCCGCGAGTTCTCCGAGGTCAAAGACTACTGGTACGCGGTCGAGCGGGCCATGAAGAAGTGCATCAAGACCGGGAACCCCGTCGAGTTCGATCAGGTCCGGTTCGACATGAAAGGTCCCTATCTGCGCATCCGCCTGCCCAGCGGTCGGCACCTTCACTACAAGTCACCCAAGATCGAGAGCAAGCGAGCACCGTGGGGCGACATGAAGCCCACGATCACCTACATGGGCTTGACCGACAAGAAGCAATGGCAGCGCCAGACAACGCACCCCGGCAAGATCACCGAGAACATCGACCAAGCGATCAGCCGTGATCTGCTGGCCCACGGGATGCTGCTGGCCCACAAGCGGCACCAAATGGACATCCGCCTGCACGTCCACGACCAGATCGTCGCCCTGACCGACGAGGACAAGGCCGACCGCGATCTGCAAATTCTGATAGACTGCATGGAAGAGAAGCCGAGATGGGCGCAGGATTTGCCCCTCGGATCGGCAGGGTTCAAGACGAAGGTATTCAAGAAAGACTGATGAGGGAATCGGGGGTAGAATTACCAGTGGTCAAGCGAGCGGAAGCGGCTGGCTACTTCGTCCGCAAGGTGGCGTGGGTAGGCCGCAAGGGTGCCCCGGATCGCCTGTTTGCCCGGAAGGATCGAGGCCAAGTCTTCATCGAGTTCAAGCGCCCCGGCGAGACGCCCCGCAGCAGCCAGACACGAGAGCACAAGCGCATGAGAGACGCAGGCATCGAGGTCCATGTCTGTGATGACGCTCAGGATGCTCTGCGCATCCTGTGGCTGTTGCCGGGGCACAACGGCGGTCCTACCTTGGGCGACGTAGATAGGATGCTTCGATGAACATGGTTCCGCCCAAACACCTGAACGATACGACCGCCATAGAATTGATCTACGGCGCACCCGAAGAGATTCTGACCTACGATGACTTCAGGGAATACCAGAAGTGGATGGCCCAGAAGATCATCGAACTCTATGGCGTCTATCTCGGAGCGGAGATGGGCCTAGGTAAGACGGCTGCCGTGCTGTACGCGATCTCCGTTCTGGTCAGGACGGGGGAGATCGAGAACGTCCTGATTATCGCCCCTCTCAGGGTGGCCGAGGAAACGTGGCCCGAAGAGATCGCTAAGTGGGACTTCGCCCGGCACCTGACCTATCGTGTGGTCACAGGAGACAACGCTGAACGCCGCGCGGCGCTGAAACGCAAGGCCACCATCACCATCGTCAATCGGGAGAACCTGCTGTGGCTCCTGAAGGGCATCGGCATGAAGAGATGGAACTTCGACATGATCGTCTATGACGAGGCGAGCAGGCTCAAGAAGGGCGTCGAGAGAACCAACCCACAGCCCCGGAAAGACGGCACCACCCCCGATCCGCGCTACACGGAACTAGGCTGCCTGCTTCGTGTCTGGGGCAAGACCAAGAAGATCGTGGAACTGTCCGGGACGCCCTCTCCCAACGGCCTGATCGACCTATACGGCCCGATCAAGGCAATCGACCGGGGAGAGCGTCTGGGGACCTCGAAGGACGCTTTCACACGGCGGTGGTTCACAGAGGATCGCTGGACCCGCAAGATCGAACCCAAGGTCCACGCAGAAGATGACATCATGTCCCGGATCGGGGACATCTTCTTCAGTCTGAAGGAAGAGGACTATCTCAAGCTGCCGCCGCTAATCCCTGTCGATCACGTTGTCCACCTGACCAAGAAAGAGATGGCCGGGTATCGAGAGTTCGAGAAGGAAACGGCTTTCGAGGTTCTGGATCGCTGGGGGGAGCCAGAGGTCATAGAGGCCGTCAACAACGGAGTCCTGACAGGCAAGCTGTTGCAGTATGCCAACGGGTCTCTGTACCGGGAAGACAAGAGCGCGTTCAAGATTCACGATCACAAGCTGGACGTGCTGGAATCCATCATGGAAGAAGCTGCCGGGACTCCGGTTCTGGTGGCCTATAGCTTTCAATTCGACCGTGATGCTATAAAGAAGAGGTTCCCGTATGCTCGCATCTTCGGGGAGAACAAGAACGACAAACGCGATTGGGATGATGGCAAGATCAAGATGCTTGTCACGCACCCAGCCAGCGCGGGGCACGGCTTGAATTTCCAGAAGGCGAGCAACATCGCAGTCTGGTACGGCCTGACATGGAGTCTCGAACTCTACCGTCAGTTCATCAAGAGGCTGCACAGATCGGGGCAGAAGGCAGACAAGGTGTTTCTACACCGCATCCTGACTGCCGGGACGGTGGACTACGATGTGCTCGATGTTCTGGACGACCGGGGGGCGACCCAAGATCAGATCACCGACAGGGTAAGAGTTAGATTGGCGAGGGCAAGATGAGCGACATAGACAGGCGGCTAAACGAGATAGCGGAGAGGAAGAGATCGGACCCCTCTTTCGGGCTGGCTGACAGCGCGATGGAAGGCGTCACGGTCAGCTTTCTGGCTCAGGTCTTCGGCATGGATCACCAGAAGGTCAAGTCGCGCCTGCGCAACTGCCCGATCAAGGAACGTCGAAAGCGGGGCAAGACCCAGCAGCAACACCTGTACGATCTGGCGACCGCTGCCGAGTATCTGGTGGAACCCAACATCGACTACGAAGAGGTCCTGAAGAAGATCAAGCGGGAAGACTTGCCCCCAGCGATCAACACGGCCTATTGGGACGCCCAACTCAAGCGGCAGAAGTGGGAAGAGAACGCCGGGCAACTGTGGCGCACCGAGACGATCCGCAGCGCGATTGGCGGCATGTTCCAGACCATGAAGTTCACGATCCAGCTATGGGCCGACACCATCGAGAGGCAGACCGGGCTGACGGAAGAGCAGCGCGAACTGATGAACGAGATGACCGATTCCCTTCAGCAGAACTTGTTCCAAGTCCTCGAAGAGAACGCGGCCTCGCAGATGACCGGGCCACAACTGGCGGAACTTGGGGCCATGCTGGAATACGCCAAGCTGAGCAGAGAAGATCAACTGGCAATCGAACAAGAAGAAGAGGATGAGGACGATGAAGATTACTCCGATCTCATCTGAGGGCGGCAGCCTAGAGAGCCTGATCCTGAACTCAGCCGAAGCCGTTCGCCCGGCCAAGCGGATGACCGTCTCGCAGGCCGCCGAAGAGTACCGCTACCTGAACAACCCCGGCTCCTATGTTGGCCCGTGGAAGAACGAGGTCACGCCGTATCTGGTCGAACCTATGGACGTGCTGCAAAGCCAGAAGTTCACCGGGATGGCCTTCGCTGGCCCGGCCCAGACGGGCAAGACCGACATGGTGATAAATTGGGTGGGCTACAGCGCCAAGTGCGACCCGGCAGATATGATGATCGTCCAGACCTCGCAGACGACATCGCGCGACTTCTCGATCCGCCGTGTGGATCGTTTGCACCGCCACAGCCCTGAGATCGGGGCCATGCTGGCGGCTGGCACCCAGAGCGACAACACCTTCGACAAGCAGTACCGCAGCGGCATGATGCTCAGCCTGTCATGGCCTGCGATCAACGAATTGTCGGGTAAGCCGATCCCCCGGCTGTGGCTCACGGACTACGACCGTATGCCCCAGAACGTAGACGGGGAAGGCTCGCCGTTCATGCTGGCCCGGAAGCGCGCCACCACGTTCCGAAGCCACGGCATGTGCGCTGTGGAATCGTCGCCCGGCTTCATGGTGGACAATCCCAAGTGGATCAAGACCTCGGACCATGAGGCCCCACCGACGCAGGGCATCTTGGCGATCTACAATCAGGGCGACCGTCGCCTGTGGATGTGGCAATGCCAAGACTGCGATATGTGGTTTGAGCCTGACTTCCCGCTGCTGCAATACGAAGACACCGAAGACGCGATGTCCGCAGCGGAGAACGCCTATCTCGCCTGTCCGCACTGTGGGGGCATCTACCACCACGATCCCAAGGATGGCCGCCCCGGCAAGCACGAGATGAACCGCCACGGTCGCTGGCTGCCTGACAACTGCACCATCGACAAGGAAGGCGTGATTCACGGCACCCCCATCCGCTCGACTATCGCGTCTTTCTGGCTCAAGGGTGTGGCCGCCGCGTTCTCGGATTGGAAGACGCTGGTCTTCAACTACATCATGGCCGAGAGGGAGTACGAGAGCACTCAGTCTGAAGAAGCACTGAAGACCACGGTCAACACCGATCAGGGACTCCCCTACACCCCGAAGATGCTACAGAACGACCGGGTTCCAGAGGTCTTGAAAGCCCGTGCCAAGCCGCTGAGCGTCAAGGCAGTCCCGATGGGCGTCCGGTTCCTCGTCGCCACCATCGACGTGCAGAAGAACCGCTTCGTCGTGCAGGTCCACGGCGTCCATGCCAACCGGGACATCTCGGTCGTGGATCGCTTTGACATCAGGAAGTCCAAGCGGCTCGATCCAGAGGGAGAGCGGTATTGGGTCAACCCCGGCGCGCACCCAGAAGATTGGAAGTTGCTGGTCGAGGAAGTTCTCGAAAAGACATATCCTCTGATCGACGGCAGCGGCAGAGAGATGGGCGTCAAGTTCACCGTTTGCGACTCTGGCGGTAAAGAGGGAACGACCTCGAACGCCTACGACTTCTATCGCTGGCTTCGCTGGGGCGACCGCGACGAGATGGATGGCTCCGTCGATCAGGATGAGGGGGAGTACATCTGGAAGCCCGGCCTGTCTGGGCGCTTCATGCTGCTCAAGGGTGCCTCGACCAAGACAGCCCCACGGGTCTCGATCTCTTTCCCGGACAGCCAACGGAAAGACCGACACGCTGGTGCTCGTGGGGAAGTCCCCGTGCTCATGGTAAACACCAATCTGGTCAAGGACACTTTGAACCACATGCTCGACCGGACAGAACCCGGCATGGGCATCCTGTTCCCCGATTGGCTGCCCGACACGTTCTTCATCGAACTCACGGTCGAGGTCAAAGACCCCGTGAAAGGGTGGGTCAATCCTAAGCGGTTCAGGAACGAGTCTTGGGACCTTCTGGCCTACTGTATTGCTGCCTTGTTGACGCCGGGCATAAACGTAGAGCATATTAACTGGAAAGAACCACCAGCGTGGGCCGAGGATTGGGATATGAATGATCTAGTATTTGATCCCGAAGTAGACGATAAGCCCTTTGACGCTGAACCGAAAAAGCGGCGGTCTCTCAAGGACCTCGCATCCAACCTTGCATGAGGTAGCACATGGCCCTGACCGCAGAACAGATCACCCTCTACAACACACGCCTCGTGGAAGCAGAAGACGCGCTGCACAAGCTGAACATCGGAACATCCGCCCGCGTTTTTGTCGATCAGAACGGCGAGCGCGTCGAGTTCACCGCAGCCAACAGACAGGCTCTTCGCGCGTACATCTTTGAACTCAAGCAGGCTCTTGGTCGCCTTGGGATCACAGGGCCGATGAAAGTGAGCATGATCTAATGCAGGTACGAGTCCTAGACGCTGAGCAAGCGCAGATCGCAGCAGACATCGAGCAACTGGTCGGCCCTCGTGGCCGAGAACTCGCCTTCAGCGGGGCCTATGATGGTGCTGCCGTATTCGACAAGCAGATCAACACATGGGCACCGCCCCTGCAATCCGCTGACGCTGATATTCTGCCCGACAAGTCCCTGTTGGATGCCCGGTCCCGCGATCTCGGTCGCAACGATGCGTACATCGCGGGCGGCGAACAACTGCATAAAGACGGCATCGTTGGGCATATGTATCTGCTCAACTCCAAGCCCAACACGGAAGTGCTCGGCTGGACGC